TTTGCTTTTCAAATGTCAAAAAGGTTAGACATTGATTAAGCGGAAGTCTGGATATTTCATCAAATCGCCTGACATCTCCTTGAGCAAGCGCATAAATGGATGAATACCATCCCCATCGTTTTCCGAATTGTGCTTGTTCAGAATAGTCTGAATCTGCGGATTCTCCTCCAAATAGGTCAATGTACTTTTCAGCAACTCTTTGCCTAAATGATAAAAAAAAACCCTTGATGCTAAAACTACATCTAAAGGTGCATCAAGCATTTTTTCAGCATAAACATCTGAGCCTTCGTATGACTCAATCGTATATTTATCTTTTAGTTTATTCTTTATCGGTCTAAACATTACTGCCATAGAGCGATGAAGATCAGCAACATCAACAATATAATTGTCAAGATCCATATATTCCCCTTGAGATATATCATCAAGATTTGGAATAAATCCATATTCAATACCGTTTAATGTAAATCTATTTTTAAACGGTGGTATTTTAGTAAATAGGTTATTGATTGTCGTTACAATCTCAACTATCTGTTTACGTTTAAACTTAGATACATATTTCAATTCAACGTTGCAAAAGATTTCAATCATCTTGTGATGAATAAAATCAGATTCATCATTTTGATCCGAAATCTTTAAAAACTTTTGATACTGAGATAGCTTAATTTCGCTCAAATCAGTTGGAATCGTTATCTCTAACTTCATATTGTATAAACGTTAAGTTGATTTTTTTGTTATTAGTACACGAAATACTGCCCTTTGTTGGGATTAGACAAGTGATAGAACACGTTGTAACGTATGGCATCAATTGCGTGATTGTAGTTGTCAATAACCAATCCAGACTTCTTATCTGAGTAGATGTAGTTGTTAAGTTCTTTTGCAATGTTTTGGCTATTAGGTTCTAAAACTATTTCATAATCCTGCATCAATGCTAGTCCAGCAGTAATTGATCCTGCTCCTTTCTCAGTTGCAACGATATTACAACGCTGATTCTGAAGCTCTGCAATAAGTCTAGGCTCTGCACTATCTGCTACGATTAAACCATTGCCACAAACCTGCTTGTTAATTACTGCAATCTCGCTTGTTGTTAGCTTTGGCTTGTATAAATGCTCCTTAACATAAATCTTACGTTTGTTCTTATCAATGGCAACCTCTACTAGCGTTGTAGGATCTATTGAGAATCCAAAGTCTTGCCCAAATGATGTTTGTAAGTTGTCAGGATTAAAATTACCAAAGCTCCAGTTAGTAAATACAACTCCTTCTGCTTTATCTAGCCAACCACCTAGAATCTGGTGCTGGTATTTTTTTCTGTTTTGCTCTTTAAGCGATTCAATTTGTGTAATGAATGAATCACTAAGATTCTCAATATTATCTAGGTAAGTTGTATGTATGTAAGTTGTGTCTTGCTTTGTGGTAGATTGTCCTGCCTCCACACCACGAGCTTCAAAAAATCTTTGATAGATAAAATGCTCCTTTGTTGTAGGGTTAAGAATAAGAATTACCCTGTTCTGCTTTGTGTTATGTCTAACTGATAAATCAATTTTATCAAATACATCCTCATCTACTAACTCTTCTGCCTCATCTAGTACAAAAGTAGTAACACCTGAAAGTGATTTAAGATTAGCGGTTTGAGTTCCCGATGATGTCTTGATTCCTTTGAATAGAATCTTGGACTTAGTCTTTAGATTTATGATTTCATCCTTTGTGATTGAGAAATCATTCTCTAGTCCAGCCATTTCTATCTTTTCAACAAATTCAGGTATAATTGAAATGTGAGCTGAAACTAATGTATATCTAGTAAATAGTATAACGTGTCCAACTTCGTACGTTAGAAGCAAAAGGAATGAGTTTAGGGCAAATGATTTCCCTGATCCACGACCTCCAGTTATAACGTAATACCTTGAATCGCTTGCAAAAAGCGGAATGTATTTTTTATTAAGTTCTATCACTTAAAGTTTACGATGTCTTTTAAATCGAAATCGTTGATTGTATGCGTTGTATTTTGATCAATAACTTGCTTTGGCATTCCGTAACGATATTGAAGCCAAACCTTCATTGCGTTTGTATCTCCATCAATTACCTTCTCGCTTAGCTTTAGCCAAACTGTTTCAGGTACACAAACTGCATCCATAGTTTCAATTAAAGAAAGCACTTCATCTTTCTTCATTCTTCCACTATTTGGTCTTGCACCACCTCTTTTTTTAACTACTTCCTCTTCCATTGAAAAAAATTGAAATCCAAATTAATTTTGAAGTCAGGACAGGATTCGAACCTGTAACATTTTCGGATTACTCTTTTATAAGCTGGTTTATGCAACCTACTGTCCTTGCGTTTACCATTTCACCACCTGACTATATTTTAGAACTCGTTGTAAATCTTTCTTAACTGCCCAAGCATATCTCTCCAGCAAGATGGGCAAGATGAATCAACAAAAGGAATATTAAATACCGCTAGATAAATAGCTTGCAACTCTCTTTGTGTCTTTAAACTCAATATGTTTACGTTTGTAGCAAAGAAATCTTTTAAATAGTTATAATCTTCTTCGCTTAAACAATTCGGCTTCTTGTATGGGAATAATGCGTTTAGCTTTTCCTTTCGTTCATCACATCCACAATCCCAATCTAATGCTTTTGATAACGCTTCAACTCCTGCTTTAATTCCAGTTGCTTCTGTGATTGCTTCAATCGTATCGCCTAAGCCTTTTGGTTTTCTTTTTGCCATAACTTTATTTTTAATTTACATCTTTGAATAGTTTGAAAGATATTCATCAATGGTATTCCTGATTCCTTTGCCATTTTACGCATCGAAACGTTATTAGTAATATAAATCAGATACATCTTTTTATCGTACCAGTCCCAAGTATTAATAAAATCTAGGTATGGCTTGACAAACTCTGTAACTTCTTCTTGATAATTATCTTCTTTTAAAGAGTATTCTATCTCTTGTGTAATCTCTATCTTATCTACTTTCTTACGATGTAAGTCCATTGTAAGTGATCGAAGCGTAAAGTAAAAGTAGGCTTCATTGATTGTCTTACCGTGAACTCGAATATATGCTTCTTGCACTATATCTTCAGCATAATTCTTCTCGCCAAACCCTTCTACTATCTTAATCCAATGCCGATGGCGAGAGTAAATTTTGTCCATCAAAGATTATACAATTCTTTTTTTACTCCTATAAAATCTGCTTGAAGATTCTTGTCTTCATCAAGCTCAGCAAGTTTCCCGATGAAAAACTCTACCATATACAAAGCACAATCTTTTGCTTGTTCTTTATCTCCCGTAAAGAATAGGCAGTTATTCACTAAGCTCTTTGCTTCTTCTGCGTAATTCATTGGTTCTTTCGTATTTTCTTTGCCTTCTGAGCGACTTTATATGCTAAGTAGAGTATAACTATCAACTCAAACAAAACAAAGCCTACAATCGCAGTTATTAAATTATCCATTGAACTTATCAAGTTCGTGATTTAAATACCAGAGAGCTTTCTCAAGATCCTGCTTTTTATTTGCTTTCTTGTCAGCTCTCAAGATATATTTTACTGCGTTACCTAATGCAAAATTCAGTTCGTAGGCTTCTATAATGTCTATTGCCTCAAATCCTCTTGCCTTGTAATGGTCTGGATGATTAACTAAGTCGCTCATAATCACAAAGTTTAAATAATTATTTTTATTATTACAAATTAATCAGTACAAAATCCTGCTTGACATCCTGAACCTGTTCCAAAATGGAAATCCATTTGTAATCCAACATTCTTTATTTGACTATAATCTATGTTAGGTTTAAAGAAATGATTCATTTTTTCCTCCTGATTTGAAAACCATTGCATTTTATTTTGATTATCATCCCAATTTTTTCTTAGTTGTTGTACATCTTTCCAAAAACATCCAACACAATTTGAATCTTTAGCAAATTGTATTTCTGAATTTTTCCAAAAATTTATAACATCACGATTTAAAATTCTATCATTTATTAAAGGATAGTTTGCAATTGCCCAATTGTACTCAGTCCATTTATTTCTGTTACCACTTGCGTTCTTACCTGTAATTATTTTATTACGATAATTAATTGCATCTCCAGTTTTTTTTCTTTCTATCTCATCATATCTTATTCCCTGATTCATTAAAACTTTATCGCATAAGCCTTTATTAATTAAATGCTCTACTACAAATTCACATATAGGAATAATTTTTGTTTCTGTTGTACAATATCTCATTGTCATATTGAACAACATTTTTTTCTTTTTAATCCACCAATCCAAAGATTGATGTCTTACCCAAACTATTTCCTTTCCCAATGATTGTTCTAAATCTCGCATTGTGCTGATAATAATATCATCTTCAGCCGTAGCTATAAATTCTCCATATTTATCTAAGAATCCATATTTTTCAATTTTATCATTTACATATTGGATATCTTTCTTATTCTTTGGAGAACATTGTTTATCATCTATGCAAACAATAGAAAATACATTATAGTCAGCTAAATAGTGTGCTGCTAAATAGCTTGATGTTTTGCCTCCGCTTAGTGAATTAATAGTTATCATTTAAAATCTAGGTTTAGTCCGTAGTTCTTCATCAAAATCATCAACTGAGTATTTAATCCTTCAGCTCTTGTCTTATCCATTAGCTCCATATCCATACCAATGCAAAAGAATTGAATCATCAATTTACCTGCTTGAAAGTATTGATCGCTTACTTCTCCAGATGGATCGCCTTTGTAAAGTTGTTGCTCTATCTTTAGCAACTCATCCATCACACTATTTGATTTAGCTTTTAACGATTGGCGATTAAATACGCTTGGTCTAAAATCGTTTTCTATATGATCAATCAATGCGTTTAGCAATCCGCAATAAATAACTATCGTTTCTCGCTCTGTTAATTTATTTGCCATAAGTTTCATTATAATATAAATAACAATCATCAAATTTTGTATTCTCACCATTTGCTAGCAAATAACCATCATCAAATCCATCACAATATGCTTTTTCAATTTGATTTCTTTCCATTTTTTTAGCTTTATTGTATAACTCTTTTAAAACAATAACATCAAAAGCATTTGGAGAAATAATCCCAACTATTTCACTCATTTCGTGCAGTATAATATCTACCGCAGTTTGTTTATTTTCCATAAGTTTTATTATAATAATCTTCAGAATCTAAACCATAAATATGACCTAAGTCGTGACAATCTCTGTAAGCATTTTTTATTTGTTCTTTTTCAGTTTTAATTGTTACACCTGCATATTCATCACATATATGTTTTAGTACATTTGAATAATGTTCATCTCCAGCATCCTTCATTATTTTTGCCATATTATTTAGTAATCCAAATAATGACATTGCTGCCGTTTGTTTATTTCTCATATTTAGTTTAGCTTATATTTTTTAATAATCTCTTACAAGAGTATAAATTCCAGAAAATTCATCTTGTTTATTATTAATTAATGCTTTCATAAATGCAAAAGAATCCGAATCAAAAACCATATATTCTTCAATCCATTCTTTTTCATATTCCAACCAAATTTGCCTTATAATACTTATTGATTCGTGTTTTGTATTTTTGCATAAAAACAATCTTGTTTTTGATCCATATCCAGATTGATCTCTATATTCATACACTTCAACAATTCCATCTCTGCATTCTAAGTATTCATTAACAAATGATTCATTTTTATTTTCTAAATCAAGATAAATCTTATCTCCTCTATTTAATTTTTCCATTTTATATTTGGTTTAGTTTAAATTTTTCTAACAATTTTTTGCAATCATCTATTGATCTAACAACTGCATAATAATAACCATGAATAAGTGCTTCTCTTTCAAACTCACGCTGGTATTCCGACTTAACTCCTTTTGAGGTTTTAACTTCTACAAAGATTCCTTTCCAAGTATCGTTTGAAATCATCCAGAACATATCTGCAACTCCTCGCTTAACACCTTCCATCTTGAGCTTTACTGCTACAAGGTAATGTCTTTGTCCTCCGTTTGGTATTGCAAAGAATGGGAACTTCTCAGCTAAATCTAAATATCTACAAATGGCTACTTGTAGCTTATGTTCTTCTTGGTTTCTCATTTCATATATTTTAAAATGTGAGCAATTACATCAACTGTCCATCCGTTACCAATCATTTTATAACGCTGAGAATCTGAAACGTGATTTGTGTAATTGTCTTTTACGGTTTGTAATCTTTCGCATTCAACAGGAGTAAGCTTTCTTATTTGAGAATCTATTGACGCTAATTGTCCACAAGATTCATCATTTCTAGCTCTAGCTGCTAATGTTCCTGATTTGCCATTATCTCTAATTCTTAAACCTTCATCAGTTCTATAATCACATCCAAAAACAATTTCTTCTTTTATTAATAAATCGGCTTTATTCGCACATAACGCAGGAGAAATACCATTAGAATCATAAATTCTATTTTGTTGATAAGGTTGTTTACCACCGCTTTCTAAAGAAGAATTTAATTGTTTGACTTTTTTTCCTACAATGTGAGTATTATTTGATGCACTAATTCTAGTGTCTATTGTAATAGATTTATTAATATGAATTGATTGATTATAAGAATCTATCATCGTTCCATATTCTAAATTTTCTTTGTGTTTTTCTATTGTAAGATTAAGCCTTTTATTATTATAAGAATTTACTATATTATCAGTAGGACATAATGCTGCATTTGCTCTTAAACAATTACCTTTATCATCTCCATTTTTAACAGAAAACCCAAAACCATTTCCTTTTTCTGAATGCCTATCTTTATGTTTATTTAAAAAATTAATGAAATTATCACTTAAAAAGTATTTTGAATCAACCTCTTCTTCTAGAATATCTTTTAATAAAATTCCCTTGTCTTTTGGTTGTTCAATACTGCTTTCTAAATCTCCAAATAATCCTTGTGGCTTAAGTCCTATGTTAGTCCAATATAATCTTTGGCGATTCTGAGCTGATACTAAAGATGAATTTATCATTATTGGTTTAACTCCAATGGCCTTAGACAAAACCTTTTCCCACTTTTCTCCCATCATTACGTTTTCAAGTAAAAAGTATTTAGGTTTAGTTTCGTTTAATAAACGCATATACTCCCAAAACAAATAAGATTGTCCTTCAAATTCAAATCCTTCTGCTTTCAGCTCCAAATAATGCTCAAGCGTTAAAATCTCTTGCTCATCTTTTGTACTCATTCCTTTACGTTTACCTGCAAAGCTAAATGATTGACATGGCGATCCACCGATTAGTATGTCAATCTTTGGCAATGAGTATCCATCTACATTTACAACTGATCCAAGTTGTTTAGTATTTGGATAATTTGCCATTGTAACCTGTATGGCATACTTATCAATTTCGGATGCAAAGTAATTATCTACTTTAAATCCTGCTCTCTCAAGAGCTTGTTGTCCACAAGACATTCCATCAAATAGGCTTAGAACATTCATTATTCGCAAGGTTTAATTTCCCCAGTTTCAGTTAAATATGCTTTAAAGTCAGCTAAGTTTTCGATAAACTCACGATAACATTGAGCTTTGCAAGCCATAATTAATTGATCCTTGTCCTGATATTTAGGTAATAGTGTGGAATAAATACGCTTTTTATCTTCTGCTGATGCTTCGTAAATACCAAATTGAACGATGTAATCATATAAAACGTGTAAGCCACCTGCAATCCAGTTCATTTTTATTGAACGTTCTTGGCATCGCATCATCTCTTGGGCATACATATTAGCCGAATTAATGGCTGCCATTTTTAAATCAGAATCAGATGGGATAGGTTTTTCAGGTTCTACCACCTTTGCGTTTGCAACCTTTCGCATAACTTCATTCTTTTGTTCGATAAACTTCTTAATCCATTGAACAAAATTGGAAGGAGAAAAGAAAATTACATCGTTTCCTTGAGAATTATAGTCTCCGTTTAATCCTCGTTTTAAGGCGAGATTTATTTCATCAATAGATAAGTACCCAAAAGACTTAATATCTTCCATTAGAACCAAGACTAAAGCCTTGTGTTCATCATCTGGTAGTGGTTTAGATCCTAGCTTTATCTTAGCTAATGAAATTGCTCTCATTGCAAGGTTCATTAAGTCCTGATTTGTAAGACTTGAAATCTTTATAGATGTTTGAGATTCTACAACATCTTTCTCGCTTCTGGACAATCCAGTTATAGCGCTACTTGTATGGATTAATGAAAGTTCCATTTTGTATTTCTTCTGTTAGTTGGTCGTGAACATTTTTTAAACTTAACATATTTTGCTGAAGTTTACCTAATTCTTGTTTGGGTTTATTTGATTCAAACTTATTTGCATTACTTATCCAAGTTGCAATTCTTCTTTTTATATCAAAGAATTTTTCCATCTCCCAGCGTTCTTTTCCTTTAGCGTTTTTCTCAGTCCAGTAATTATAGAATTTTGCTACTTCTTCATTGTTATCAAATAAATAAAAGTGTGGCGAAAGCATTTCGCTGAAAGTTATATCCAATATACTTTTATTTACTTTCCTTTCTTTTTCTTTACTTTCCTTTACTTTACTTTGTTGAACGGTCGTTGAACGGTCGTTGAGCACTCGTTTAGCAGCCGATGCTTTGCCTGCTAAAACCCTTTGTTCTTTCATCTTAAAGTAAGGTTCTAGGTACACTAACATCTTTGGAGAAAAGAATCTATTCTCTTCATCAAAATCAAAAAGCTCGTAGTTGCAAAGCACCGTTTTAATCTTGGCATCTGAAGTGCCAAACTCTTCAGCTAAGAGGTCGCAGTCTGCTAATGGATACATCATATCGTGCTGGTCTCTAAGTGTCTCTAATAGCATAAAATAAATGCCATAACCTTCAATTCCTAACTCTTTTCTTAATCGCCTGATTTTGCGATCGTGTCTTGCATTTGAAAAATGCGGAAAGTAGAATGCTTCTTTTTGCATATAGTTAAATAAAAAAAGCCAGCTGAGTGAGAGATCAGACTGGCTTAGTTGGTTTTTAACCCTAGTAATCACCGAAAGACTCTCACCCCTTTCGCTGATTATATAACAAAGATAATTATTATTATCTCATTTTACACACTCGTTTCTCAAAGATTCCAGCAAAATGTGGATAATCTTGCTCAAACTTACGAGCGTAATCTGCTGAGTAATTGTTATTTATCTTAAACTCATCGTTGCGTTCTATCTTAGATTCCCAACGGATGCGTTCAAAGATTGCTTTTGCTCCTATCTTACTTTGTCCTGCACCAATCATTTGATGAGTATAATGAACAAACTCTTTGTATAATCTAGGATTTCTTTCCTGATATTCTTCGAATGTTTCTCTCATTTTTTTTAATCAGTTTAAGTTTGATATAATTCTTTTGAAGCTCTTTAGCTAGATGCTCTTGCCATTGATTAAAGGTTAGCTCTCTCATAATCTAGTTAGTTTAACGATGTTCCAGTTTGGTATCCCGATTGTTCTATTGATTAAAGTAGGATGATTAAATATAAGTGTGCGATCCTCTGGAGTTGTATCAATCAATCTGCTTGTAAGCATTTCTGTTGTACCGCCAATCTTGTACTCGCATTCATACATTTCGCCAATAGATAGCTTATATTTCTTTACTTCAAATATAAAGATTTCTCTTCCTGAATCTGCTTTTAATACGTCTGTGACATTTCTCATTTCTTATGAATTTATGTATTCGTTTATAACTTGTTCGAACTCTGTAATAACTTCTGGGTATCTAAGATGCCCTTTCTTGTTGTTGTAAATCTCCTGTTGTACTGAGGCAGGTGTAAACTTGCGAGCAGTTATAGGTAAGATTCCTTTTTTATTTAATCTATCAGCAATCAGCTCATAGAGTACCATCTTTGGAATTTTTCTTTTATATGACATTCTTTTCTAATTTTAAATAAGGCTCTGATCCAATTACCTTATATCCATTTTTTAATTTATCATCGCAGTATCTAGTGTAATCTTCTTTAGATACAAACCTTTCTATCACGGTTGAATATCCGCCAAAGGTGTACTTCAAATCTAGTTTTAATACTTGTGGATATTGCTCAACTCTTTTAGCCTCCTCGCCTACATAAACCAAGCCTTCGGCTAATCTTTCATTCATCCAAGAATAAAATTCTGATTCAGTTTTAAAGTCCATCCAGTAACCGATTGACCAGCCATTAGATTTTCTAAATAAAAAACAAGTGTGATCTTTATACATAGCTAGAATGGTAAGTCGTTGTTCTTGCTTTCTGTTGTCCAAATTACTTTTGCATTACCTAAATAGTTTTTAGGTGTTTTTGCATCTCTTTCTTCTTTAGATTGAGATTGAAATATGCTTGCGTTGTTTCCAAACTTATCTACTTCATCATTTATGACAATAGTTAGGTTTAAGAACTGTCCAGTCTTTCCTTGAATTAATTTCTTAGAATCGATTTTTGCTACGTTTAGCGATGCACTTAAAATAGTTGCCATTATCTTGATAGTTGTTGTTTACGAGTTGTGAATAATTCAATGATTTCTTTATTGCCTGCGATTTGATGCTTCTTACTTAAAAATAAATCTTCAAGCTCTTGTACTGATTTGACATCTACTAATGCAGTTGCCCAAGTATCTAAATTTGTAGATTGCTTTCCGCTAGTATTTGCTGCATCCGTGTCTTTATCGGTAACTAAACCCAAAATGCTCGAAATGCAATATCTCCGAAAGTACGAAATCCCCGATCCGATGCTCTGAAATTCATTCATACCACCTAGTTTTGCATAAGGTATATTAGTAAAACTTTCTAATTGCTCTCCAGATTCAACGTGAAATAAGATAGTTCTAATGCCATCGTTTTCTAGCAGTTGAGTGAAGCATAACTTGTGCTTCTTTAGCAAAGGATTAATAACACTAAAAATTTGTGGAAGATCTGCATAAGTATAGTTATGACCTTTCGTGTCTTTGTGGATGATTGGGCATTCATTTTGAAAGTCGCTTAGAGCTTTGATTAAGTTTTTCATTTGAAAGTATGTTTATTAGTTTAGAATTTGATTTGTGACACTCGTGTTGAATTAGATCTCTGACTCCCCATAGATCCGAATTGTAAGACCAAGTCATTGTATAAGTACCAGCCTTGTCTTGGAACTCTGCTTTTAAAACTCTCATAGTCCCTGAACAATAAATAATACTTGAAATGCAATGCCAATGATTGAGGCTAAAAATACAAGATCAATTAAATCTTGCTTGTCGAAGTTTTTGATGTAATCTCTCATTTTTTTGTAGTTTAGATATAGCTTCGTTGCTATTGATATGCCAAAGGTAACACCTTATTTGATATAAAAAAACTTTTTTTAATTTTTTTTAATCTTTTTTTTAGTGTGTAATAAAAAAGACTTGAAGCATTACCTCAAGTCTTTCTACTAACTCTGTTCTAAACCTACTCTATGTATGAAAAATGCCATTAACATTGCAAATGTAGTTATAAATTTAATTTAGTGCCTATCATCATAAGGTAATTTATTGGGATATCAGGATTTGTATTGATTCCACTCTTAAGTGCAAAGTTCAATTTAAAGCGTTTTGTGAATGCAATATCAAACGAAGCTCCACCTAAAAAGCCTACATCATCGCTTGTAACAAATATCTTTTGTGCAGTTAGGTATCCAGTTGATGAGCCACTTATATAAATGTCAGGCGAGATAGTGAGCCTTTTATTTACAGGTATTGGTATCGTATAAAATAGCAGAATGTTATTTGCTATGTTTAAACCTACATCTGCACCTGCAAACGATAGCGTGTAGTTAGCACCTGATACTCCATACTTGCCCATAGGATAGATATAAGCAGCCGTTCCAAATCCAAGTATAGATCCACCTAAATAAACTCCTGTAAGTCCATAGTTACTAATACTCTCTAGCTTGCCTGCATTAAAGTTAATCTTGGTATATCTACCACTTAAAGCAAATTGGTCTAGTGTACTCCAAATCATTGTGCTAATTCCCCACGATGTGTTTCCCATAAGAGAAGACTGGCTAAGACCAGCGGAAGCAATGACCGATATAACATCAGAAGCAGGGGCAATCGTAAAATCACTTGAGTAAATAATCGGATTAGTTTTAGCCACACTCTTTGCCGATGATTTCTTTTCTGATTTGCTTTCACTTTTCGATTCGCTTTTTTCTTCACTCTTGCTTTCAGCCTTAGTTTCAGATGATTCAGTTTTGCTTTCACTTTTACTTTCGGCTTGAGGTGTGGATGATTCTGATTTAGGTGTTGAGCTTGTAGCTGGAGGCGGTGTTGTTGGAGCAGGAGGAGGCGGTGCAGGCATTGATGCTGCAACTGCTGAACTTGCTGCTTGACTTGTTGCTTGTGATGTAGCAGATGCCGTAGCTTGTGCAACTGCTTGTTGAACTGCTCTAGTAACGGTTTGCGTAACTGCTATCTCAGCTTGTGGGCAAGGGAAGTTTACCGTTAAATTATTAATCCAAGCCTGAAGCTCTCCCGATGTTATGTCGTTTGCGGTTACTATGCGATACTTACCACGATAGACAATCGTTGTCTTGCCATTAGCAATAGGAACTGTGACAACTGTTACTTGCCCAGAACAAGGATCAATAAACGTTTGAGTTAATACTTGAGCCGAAGCCGTAGCGGTTACAAATGTAAACAATACGACAAGCCATTTCATTTGAATAGCTTTTTCTTAATCATTCGAACAATAATCTTAGCAGATGCGTTCTCTAATGCTTTCTTTGTTGTACTTCCTATTGTAGATTGATTGAACTTAATCTCAGCAAAGTTGCCATCGTTCATTAGTGTAGCCTCTCTTGTTGTCTTTGCTTCGCCTAATCCTGAGCCTGTAAAGTATTCGCCAGTCTCTGCGTTTACAAACTTAACCTGTAAGCCTAGTCTAGTAACTACGGTTTGCTTAACTCCATCCTTAAAGCTGATTGATTCATCCTCGCTAATGCTGAAGTCGTAGACTTCTATATAAACAAAGTATTGTGCGAGCTTTATCTTGCCTCTACCATCTAGTTTGTTCTCGCTAATTCCTGCTTGTGATGCTTGGAATTGCTTGACCATTCGATTCTTAATCTCAGCCTTATCTTCAGTAAACGTGAAACGATTTGTTTCTTCTAAGAACTCTACAACGATATTAGTAACACCTAATCCAACACGCTTATCTTTAAGCTCTGGATAGGAAGCATACACCTCCTCGCTTATGCCAAGAGAAAGTAATTGAATAGGAATTTTAGGGCCATCGTAATCCATCAAAGAATCAATGTTGATCTTCTTTTCAAACGATGCCGTGTAGCTTTCAGTCTTTGTCGAAGCTATCTGCCCAAAGCAGGACAACGATAAGAACAATAAGCAAATAGTCCATTTTACCATTTTGGTGCTTCTTCTAATTCTTCTTTTGCAGTCTTTGGTTTTGGCTTTTCTTTCGCAGGTTTTTCTACCACACGCTCAATTACCTTTGTGCCACCGCCTGATGCTTGCTTTTGTTGCTGAGTGTTGTTAGTCGTAATGTTAATTACTGGAGCAGGTGCTGAAGTTTGAGCTGGTTGTTCTGCCTCCTCTTCGCCTGTTAATTGCTTTGTAATAAATCCACCAACTGCAATAGTTACCGTGCTAATTAATCCAATAAGGATGCTCTTTAATGAGCCTCCGCCTTCTTGTTCTTCTGCCATTTTATAAAATGTTTATGGGTAATTTGGAAACGTTTCCTTCTGTGTCAATTAAAATTAAGTCGTAAATACCTGCTTTTGTATTATCAAAGTTCACTACAAGATTTGATTCATCTGCCGATGCAGTAAATCCTTGTGCTTTTAATGCCTCAGATTCGCCAAGTTTTGTTAATTGAAGCGAGTATTTAGCTCCAATAGTTGTCTTTGCTCTTATGTAAGCAGTTCTACCAACAATAGAATAGCCTATTAAGGCATTATTTTCAGGCTTAGAGCCTAAACTAATAGGATCATTAACGACAATCTCAGGCTCAGTACAAGATGTTGCGATTACAATAGTAAGAGCAATGATTAAATATCTCATTTGAATAAATTTATTCCTGTTAGTTTTATGTTATCCGTGTTTAGGTTTATGCCTAATTGGTAGCCTGTTTTACTACTAGCATCCATTACTGGACTCACTTTAATAAACGTATTTAAGTCACTTCCGTTATTAATCGCACTAAACTTTAATTTAAAAGGAACTAGACTGCCAACAACTGGCACTTTCATTTCTTTGTCTATTGAGCCAAATTTAATCTTGCCATCTTTGTTATTTACAAACGTGTACCAAGTATTCGGTAAATCGTTTGTGATGCTCTCAAATTTTAGTTTTGAACTATCATACATAAACTCAAATTGAAGCCCTGAGAGTGTCAAGGATTTAGTGTCAATGGCAACTGGAATCTCAATCGTATTGCTAGTAATAGTTTGGCTCTTAATAGTTACATCAATTGCTTGCAAAGGTTGTGTTGTATTGATTAAGATGTTTGAAGTTGGACTACCGAAATTTTTCTTTAACGATGGTATTGCATTGCTTACAATAGTAGTTCCATTCATTACTTGAGATGAGTGACTTCTATTAATATCGCCTATTAAACCATATTTTAAATTGAGCTTTAAATTTTTTCCTATCTCCTGCGTTTTAAAGTAAACGACATCACTATTAATGTCCTTCCAATTAGTTGCAGTAATAGCATTGAATGTCGAATCTGTAAACGTAGGCACTCCGTAATAGGTGTCTGTTCCTGCAACGTAGTTTGGCTTCATTGCAACAATCGGATCAACTCCTACTGCTTGACTAAATATCCTAACAACATCGCCTCCATCAAACTTTTTGTTTTTATTAATATCCGCTGCTAGATAGCCTTGTCCAGTTATAATTGATTGCCCTTTAAATGTGCCATCTAAGTTTTGAGTATTAAACTCAGCTTGTGCAGTTGTGAAGTCGGAAACCGTAACTGCTGATGAGTGTAATTCAAGATATGAATCAGCGTTTACTGAGTTGTAAACACGATAAACCGTATTCGGTTGTAATATCGTTTGATCAACAGGAATCGTGCCATCACTTAAAGCATCAAAACGATGGATTGTCTTTCTTAATGTATCCTCAAATACAACACGATTAAGAGTAAGCTGGTCAATGTTAGCATTTGTTTCTAGCTTTGCCGTTACATATTTAGATGCCGTAGGATCCAGCATAATAACGTTTGTCAATGGAATTTCCATCAATGTAGCACCTGAGCTTCCATCTTGATTAAATGCAGCAGCAAAGTTCATTAAGATTGGATTCCATGCAAAGCCTTGAGCCGTTGTCTTTAGCTTAAATTTAAGCACTAATAGCCTATCTTTTCCTAAACCACCCGATTGTACTGCCCAATTGAGATAATAGCGTAGAATCGTTTTATTGCCTCCTTGAGTGTAGTTGTATTGAGCAAAGTTGTAGTTAGTATTTCCGTTTGATGTATTATTTGATGCCGTTTTATAAAACGAATAACCGGGATATAAATAATGAGATTGAGAAATCTGTGAGCCATAAGGTATGATTCCGCCATTGCCACCTGTACCTGTGTGATTAATTGAGATAAACTCAAAAGCATCGTTTTGATATTCAAAGTCAAAGTATAAAGCACGAGCTGACAAGTTACTATTGCCATCGCCATAAACTATGACATCAAACGTATCTCCTTTATTAATTACTTGACCTTCTACATTTGTATTGGTAGTGTCGTTTGCAAAATAAAGTTTAATTGTTTGAGAGTTAGCCGAAAGACTAATTAGCAACAAGACAAAGACGAGAAGATTTTTCAAAGCAATTTATTGATTAAAGAGTTGCACGATTTTTTTAAAGCACTTGAAAGATTTTGCTGATTAAATTTCCCACCTTCATCTACTAGCAATGTTGACATTGATACCTCTTCTGCCTGCTCTTCTACGATTGCCTTACTTACGACCTTACCTTTTTCATATAACGTGCCTCTTAATCGAATTACAACCGCATCAGTAGCTCCGTGAAAGATAGAAAGGTTTGCTTCTCTTTTAAATATATCTAAGTAAAGAATCTCTACTTTTAAAACCTTATCTGAGCCATCTGCTAAATCGTATTCTTTTACGACAAGGTATTCTTCTAGGATGTTTTTAACACCAAATGCAATGTTTCTATTACCAGCTAAAGCACCGATTTGTACCTTGTTTTCTACTGGTGCAACCGTGATAGGCTCACTAGGAACAAAGTGCTTATAAATGAAATAGCTTTGTACCGTAAAACTCATGCCAATGATTAGAGAAACAATCTTGGCGGTAATTGCAAATGCGTTGTTCATCGACCTTGACTTTTATAAGGTTTTGGTTTTTCTTGATATTTGGAATAAGATTTTTTAGCCTTTCCTTTTCTTCTAGTTCCAAATGTAACTTTCTTTGATTCTCCACTTGATTTTGCTTTTGCCATTATGCTAGTAAATTATAGTATTCTTTAAAATGCTTTTGTCGGTCAATAATTCCGATTGTTCCGCCATTTACACGCTTAGTGACTGCCGTTACAACTTCAGGAGTTGCACCTCTGTCACAAATTGCCCAAAGGTTATTGCGTTTAAAGAAGAATGCAGCCGATGCTAAAGGATATTTTGTAGCAACTAAATCAGGTTGTGAAATAATAGATTCTGGAACGGTTGCATCAAATAACGTGTAATTGTCCTTACCTGTCAATTGAATAAAACCACGACCTCTAAACTTATATCCATCTCCAGAAGCCTCGTTTCCATTCCCCATTCTATTAGCATAAACACGATTAGCAATCTTTTCAGGTTTGCGTTCGTATTGCATAGCCAAGTTTACATTTGTGAAATACTTTCTAAATATACCTAGCAATCCTTTAGCTGAATAATTAAGGTTTTCGCTAACTGCTCTAAAGCCTCCTGATTCGTGACCACATTGAGCCAAGAAATGAGCAAGTCTTAAATTGTTTGTAATTCCAAACTTTGATGCCGTGTCAGGTATTTGGTCAATAACTCCTTGAGGAATGTGACCTTTTAATCTATCAAGTTTAAATGCACTTGTGGCTTCAATAGTTGGCACAGGAGCAACGATTGGTTGCGGTGTAGGTGTTTCTATTGCTGGAGCAAATAACTTTGCCCACGTTGCATCTCCTACAATTCCATCTGGTGCTAATCCGTGAGCTGATTGCCAGCCTTTTACTGCCGCCTCAGTTTTCGGCCCAAATTTACCAATCGGATCTACTCCTAATTTAATTTGGAGCTTAACTACATCTTCGCCTTGTGAACCTAGTCTTAAAAGCATCTATTTAATTTTAGTGTAATAGCCAAAACCATACATCGGTTTACCATCTAAGTCTACCTGAGCCTTGATATTAAAAATTGATTCCTTTTTAGTCTTGTAAAGTATGCCAGCTTCGATGCCTCTGATTCCTATTGAGTTGCTTGTATTAATTCCACCACCCACAAACAAAGATCGTGATGGCGGTAAATAGCGTGTGATAGTCTTCGTTTCTTTAATCTCAGGAATGTTATAGTTCTCCTTAATCTTACGGCTCGCAAGTTTGTTTTCTTTTACTGTGTCTAAAACTGAAATGTATCCATAGTTTCCAACTCTTATCGTGTCGGAATAAACTACCTTATTCAAATACAACTGAAGCAAAGCCATATATTGCCTTTTTAAAGTTGCATAGTTTGTGTCTGGTAGCATCTCAGGTTTAGATGCCACCTCGACAACAATCTCTTTTAATACAGGCACTTTTTTGACAATTAATGAATCGTATCTTTTCCAAGTAGTGTCGTGAACTACTAGCGTGTCGTTTGGCTTTGCCTCTCCTGCTTGAACGTGTTTAGTGTAAGCATAGAAGATTGCAATGATACAACACACGAAAAGAGCGATATTAACCTTCATCTTCAGGAAGTGGATTTAAGTCTCCTTGCAAGTTTTTCTCACGCTCTGCATCTGTTTTACGATTTGCAACTTTCTCATAAGAAGCGATTCCAAAGCAACCAAATGTTAAGCCAGCAAATACCTCTAAGATAATCGGCTCAATAACAAAAGTTTGACCTTCTAAACCAGTCACAACATCTGCGATGCCATACACGGTTAAAACTGCAAATGATGCAAATCCTAAGATTGCCTTTTCATTTATCTCATTGTCATCCTTAAAGATGTCTAAAAATGCCATAGTATTATTCTTTTTTGAGTTTATGTAATATCTGAGCTTTAGCAATGATTGCAAAGTTCTCGTTGTCTTTTATAAAATTCTTGAATGTTTCTTGATCGCTAGAATCTAAATCAAGCGTTTCGCCTTTGTTTAAAGCTACTGCCCAATCCCAGAATTTAAGTGCATCGCCTTTAGATTGTTGAACTAATGAATTAGCTACTAATTTTCCAGCGTTTGCATTTTCGATAGCCTTGCCATCAAGATCAATTAAGTTGAAGTTTAAATCAATTTTCATTTTGTTTTTTGTTTTGTTTTTTGTGTTGCAAATGTACTAAATTTTAAGATTGCCACGGCAAAGGATAAGCAACAATAGGAGGATTTAAAAAGTTCTCTATTTGTGCATCTAAATTCGCTTCGATTGCCTCGCAGTCTAGCCCAGCTTCTAGCCATCCTTCGACCATTTCTTTAGTTACTTCATCGTAAGGAGTGAAGCTCGCTTCGTGTGGTGCATCTACTGCCAAAGCTCCGTAAATATCCGCAGTAAATGAAATCACTTCTCCTATATACAATTTCTGTGCTCTCCAATGAATTACAGAAATTACTTTGTCCATTCCGTCAATAGATGGGATAGAGTCTAATTGAGATATTACTAAGTTAAATGCCATATTATTTATTTTCTAAAGTTTCTATTTTTGCTTTTAATTCTTTGATTGCCTTAATTAAAAAAGGAGTAAAGTCTGAATAATTAATACCCTCTATTTGTAATTCATCAAATCCATCTACTTGCTTTTTAAATACTACTTCTGGAATAATCTCAATTACTTCTTCAGCAATTAATCCACAGTTATATTTTTGAGTTTGCTTATCTCTATATCTTACTGGTCTTAATTGGTCAATTTTTGAAAGGCTGTCTTCTAAGCTTACTATATTGTCCTTATATCTTTGTGAAGAAGTTTGATAATACAATTCTTTAGACGTTGTATCGTAGCGCACGTCTGCATAGGAAGCAGAATATCCTCCTAAGTTATTCATAAAAATTAATCCCCCGCTAGTAATCCGCATACGTTCAAATGGTCCACCATCACCGCTTCTAGTAGTAAATATCATTGAAGCATTTTGAACGTTTGGATAACCGGCATCAGGGTAAGCTATTATAGCCGCACTAGGTTTTACCGTACCTACTGTATCTGTAAGTTGAAATAAAATCGAAGCTCCTTTTGTAGTATTGTTACCAGTACTTGTATTAGTTATACTTATTGCTGATTCAGAAGAAGTCTGGAATTGTTGTACAGATAAAGCTTCTAATGGCGAAGTCGTTCCGATGCCGACGTTGCCAGCGGAAGTAATTATCATTTTTGTACTCCCATTCCCTTGGAATTGTATATCATTTCCAGTAAGCGAGTTCAAATATAATGTTGAACTTGAAGCTTGTATATATCCTCTATCTACTCCACTTGTTTGTAGAACTAATTGATTAGTTCCATTTGATACGCTAGAATAAAATTGACCAGCCGTAACATTACTCGAAAACGTGGCTGCGCCTGACGTTGCTGCAAATCCTAAAACTTGTGTATTATTTGCATATAATGCTAAAGCTCCCGTTGAGTTATTTCCACTCATTCCAACAAAGCTAGACGTAGGGCCAAAATTTAATAATGCAGTTGTTCCAACAATTACGCTACCGCTAAACGTAGCACTCGTACCGCTTAAAGCTCCGGCTAGTGTAACTGCATTAGTAGAATTATTAATTATTACGCTATTAGTAGAATTTGTCTGATTGTAAATATAGAAGTTTTCATTTTCTATATTTCTAAGACCAGCGCTCCAGCTATAAGTATTATTAGTTCCAAAAAGTATATTTGCAGTATTAGAGTTATTTGCTCTTACTAAGATAAAATCTGCAGATGTTCCAATAATACTAACAAGACTAGAAAAATTAGCAGTTGTACCGCTTAAAGCTCCAGTAAGCGTTGCTCCAGCTGCTGAAATTGTAGAAACAAAAGTGCCAGCTCCAGCATCTGTAAAGGTAATTTTATTAGCTCCTTGCTTTTGAATAGTAAAAGGCGCAGAAGTTGAAGCAGTTGTATTGTTAATAATTACACCATAACCGCCTCCGCTAGATTGTATATTAAAAGCTCTTCCTGATAAGTGCAAAATCTTAATAGCATCCGCCGTAGAATCTGAGCCTACTTCAATACCTATACCTCCGTTGTAGTTATCTATTGAGATACCTTTACCACTTCCTGAAGTTGTAGCATTTGAAATGTAAATACCTCTACCAGATGTTTCATTTCCTATTGCAATACCATCTGCCGTAGATGTATTATTAATACCAATGGCATTACCTACTGAAGTGCTATTATTTTGTAAAAATATAGAAGATCCACTTGCAGATGAATTAGTAGAAGCAAAACCTTGAGTGCCTCCAGTTGTAACATCTGCAACAATTCCGCTAGTAAATGTTTTTACTCCAGCTATCGTTTGGTTACCAGTTAGTTTAACTACCGCAGAATCTAGCGCATAAGTATTTGTATCTATTGTTCCATCAGCCTTTAAAAATTGCGTAGAAGTACCTCCGCTTTTTATAATTAAAGCTGCAGTTAAACTATAATTCTGCCCTAAATTTACGTTTGCAGTCGCTCCTGTGTATGGAACATAAGTAGAAGCTGCCGAGCTAGTAGTTAAATAAGTGCTATTGTCATAGCTAATTGTAGTACCACTAGCCTTAACAAATCCAGTTCCGTTTAAATCATCTTGCTTTGCATCTAATGCAGATTGTAAATCAGTCTGAGAGCTTAATGTTCCTGTAATTGCTCCCCAAACCGCACTTGAATCCTTTATCTCAATGTAAGCTGAGCCAGACCATCTATAAATTAAATTCGTGTCTAAAACGACATAAATCTTACCTGTCTCTCCTGTTGTTGGAAGTGCTGAATAAGTAGCAACTTCGATGATATCATCAACGTAACTAGGAAGCTGAGAAGATGGAACTTTACCATCTACTAAATCCGCCTTTAATCCTAGAGCCGTGTTTAAATCAGTTTGATTGGCTAAAGTGCCTGTAATATCTCCCCATTCAACACCAAAGTTACCTGTTAATGAGTTAATATTAATTTCGACAAGTGTAGGAGTCACATTAAGTGTAATATCCTCTCTGTTGTCAATTATATTAACATCAATCAATTCATCACTTGCTTGAGAAGTGATTTCAATTGTATTTGTTGTTTCGGTAACTATAATGTCTATAATATCTTCCATTCTAGCGAGTAACTTCAGGTGTAACGTTAAATCCTCCTTTTACATAAGTCTTCACTTCGCCACTAGACAAAGTAAATTGAATGTCGTAAACGTAATTAAACACTTCAATGTCAATAATTTGAGCATTGATTTTAAATTGACCTGCTGAAGCATTGGTAATTGTGATACCTGCTGAAGATACAGAAGTCAATGAAAGAGCAGCAGAAACATCTGAGTATAATTTACGCAACTGCATTTTGATTGTCGCACCAGTTAAGTTGATAGCCGTGCCATTCTTTTTAACTTCAAAAGCTACTTCGTTAAATGTATCGCCTTTTGTATGCGTGAAATTAAGAGCCATTTTCTATTTTATTAAGGTAAACCTTTAGTTTTTTAACGTTCGTGTCTTTAGTGGCATATTTACCCCTAGAGATACCAGCCACCGAAGTCCGCTTGTTTGTCTGGGAACATATCTGCATTGTTGTTCGTATTATATTCAGGAAATTGAGACTGATTAAACGACATATAATCTATAAATCTGCGAGTGTAATGCTCTGCAATTGATCTTTCTTTTTCAATTAAGAAATCTATTTCATCCTTTTCAACGTTTTGTGCATTTTCAGATGAGTGTTTAAATACTCCTTTGCCTGCAAATGTGTAAGCTGAGAATGGCATAAACTCTACCATTGACCAATGAATTACCATCGGTTTAATATACACGTTTAATAAAGTCAAATAAGGATTAGCAAGAGTGCCATCTACTATGCCATCATTAATTTTATAAAACAATTTTGTGCCTAAATAATTTTGGATGTGGATGTCTTGAGCCACTTTAATCCATTGGATAAAGCGATCCGTGTCAATGTTACCATTTAACGCAGTAAACTTAACTAAATCCTCACGAGTTATAAATAATGCTTGTGCCATTTCTTATTTAGGTAAAAATCCTTGATTAGGCATATTGATTGGTTTCTCATATACTTTCATCGGATTAGTTGGTAAAATCTCTCCTGCTTTACGAGCTTGAGCTGGTGTAATTTGTTCTGCACCTTTTCTTCTAGGATCCGTAAAACGTTTATAAGTTTCACGAGTCCAAAAATGATGACAAGCTCCACCTCCTTTGTAAAGAAATATGTCGTAAGTATCTGCTCCACGTGGCCCCCATCCTTCATTCGTTTTAGGATTGTTTCCCATACGAATAATATCTTCTTTGCGATATAACTTATTAGCAGAAATCATCTTCTTGCAAAACTCACGAGATTTATCTGTGATTGTACCGCTATATCTGTAACGAGATGCAAACAACTTCCCATCTTGCTCTGATTTTAAGTCTGGTCTTGCAACTCCTGTTGTTACAAACTCCCAAACCTTAGACATAATAGATTTAGATGGATTATTTAAAGCCTCTAATTCTGCATCTAAGCGTTCTTCATCTTCGTATGATACTGGTCTAGCATCAATCAATTCCCATTCATTAGGATTCATTTCTGCACCAAATTCTTCGACATCTAGCTCATCAATATGAGAAGATAATTTTACACCTGTCTCTTCCTCCATTGTAGCAGAATCCATTACAGGATTTTGATCAATAAATTCCAAAGGTTGTAAAGTCTTAAAGTAAAGATTTAATGTTACTCCGTTGAATGCTAAGATTTCATCTAATGCCTCTAAAACTCTGTATTGCTTTGGTCTAATAACCAAGTTATCAAATAAGATAGAAGCATTCTTTAATTCATCTGCATTAGAGCTAAATCCATTAGCAGATGGGATACCAAATAACAATCCAGATGTAATTGAATGACCAAGCAAAATCTTGCCTCTTGATTCTTCGCTTAGATATTGGTAATGAGCCGGAGCATCATTTAAAGGAACTGAATCAATAGTGGTTTTCTTAGTTTCATCGCTATTAAAAGCAACTACAATCTTCGCTCCATTAGATCCTGAAAGTTTACGCTTAACATCTGAAGCAATTAGGCTTTGTTTCTCTTCATCTGGTACTCCGTTGTTAAAGTTAATTACAGATGTAGGAGAGAATCCGTTTTGTACATCGTTGATTAAGTAATCAGCAATTTCTTCTTCTAAAGTAGCATAAGCTAATGCACCGATATAATCTACATTGGAATAATACTTTTGTCCTACGCTATAATCACGCACACAAAGCAATTCAAGAGTTTTATCTCCATATCCAAATGCAGGGATTCTTTTAGGCGGGAATTTCTTAGTCTCTTTCCAATTGTCAGAATAATAGTAACCTGTTATTTCGCCTTTATCGTTGCATTTTTCAGCTCTTAATAATTGTGCTGGAATATGCTCCACTCTAACAATCGCATTTTTAGCCTTGTTATAGATTAATTGAAAGTAACCTTGTCCTAATAATTTATAATCTGCAATAACGCATTTTAATACCTCAGGACGGAATAACATTTTCATCTGAGCGTAATCGTTCGGCTTCTTATTTGAATCCGTTGCATCTAAGCCACGACCATAAATCAGTTTATTAATTGAGTTAATAACCGAGTTATTTGTAGTCGAGTTATTATATCTATCAATTAAATACTGAAAGTAATCGTTATCATCGCCAAACTCTACCCAGTTATCTCTTTTCGATTCTGTGCTTGTCGGAGGCTTATGAGATTCAAAATTAAAAACGTGAACGTTACTCATAGAAAATTATGTTTTGAGTGCTTTCTACATATTCGCCATTATTAACCGAATAAGTTGCAATCGTTTGGTTTGTGCAAAATACTTTATCACGATAAACTAAATCTTCGCCATCTTTAATTGTCATCTCGTAAAAGTGACCTTCTTCTAAGTTCAAGATTTTAGAGAATGTAGAATAGTAAGATGTTGATGTAGTCGTAATTGAATATGTGGTAGAAACGTTAGTTGATTCGTTCCTTAAAATTAAAGAAGTTCCGCTACTTTTTCGAGTAGGGATAAATCGCACCGTTTGTGCAGTTCCTTGTTCTTTTAATACTATCACAATAGATAAACGTAAATTAATATCGTTTGTTTATAAATGGAAAGAGGGACAATCAAGTCCCCCTTTCAAAACACAAAAAACAATCTTAATTAAGATCCTGTAACTACTGTGAAACCTGCACTTGAAAGTGAAGCTCCTAAGAAGTTTGCAGGTACTGGCTCTTGTCCAGTTAATACCAATGTGTAACCTGAAAGATCGCCCATTGCTGCACCTGTTACGATTGTTCCGCCTGTTACTTCACATCCGTGTTGTAAGCCTGCGTAAAAGAAATTACCATTTGTGTCTTCAACAATTACTTGAGGACGGCCATAAGCTAATAATTTAACTTGCTTGTGGTCTGCAATTGATAATTTTTTCAAAGTCAAGTTGATAACTTGCTCGAAGTAAGTTGTTCCGTTCTCACGGCTAGATGTAATTGTTTGCTCAAAGCTAGAGTTTCCTTTTACTTCATACTTATAAGCTGAAGGAGTTCCAGTTACCGCATCAATTACATCAGTATCGGTTGCATCGTATGTGTAACCTGTCGCATCTCCCCAGTTCACAAAGTACACGGCTTTTAAGCCACCTGTACTCGTTTTGCAAGGCTCAATGCGTCCTAATGAAATATCGCAAGCCATATTAATTTTTATTTAAAACGTTAAAAATTAGCACCCCGAATTAACGAGGTGCTTTTTTTAGTTTGCTAATTAGTTAGCTGAGTTTGTGATACCGTAAGTAACGATGTCTTCAACGATTCCGTATTGAACACCAGCAGTTAAGCGCATAACAACACGAACGTTTTGTGATCCATCAATATCAGCCATATCGATAACTTTAACTTCAGTCATGTCAGACATTAAGCCTGTACCGAAGTATAAGTTGTCTTTTAATGTAGCACAAGCCGTGTTAGAAGCTAAACCGTTTGCAACAAAGATTTTAACACCATCAAATGATAATGATCCGTTGTTGTACCATTGAGTTCCTTGTGTGTTTGTACCATTAGCACCTAAACCTGAAGCACCAAATCCACCTAAAGCACGAACGTAAGCACGAGCGATGTTTTGTGAAACGTAGATATAAAGGTTTTCGTTAGTGTAAAGAGTTGAAGGAATAGCATCAACTATTTTGCCTAATTCAGCAACAACGTTAGAAGCAGTTACAGTAGTACCAGCAACTTCGTTAGCAGTTGGCAATGCAGCATCAGCAGCTAACAATGTCATAATACCATTGAATTCGCCTGCGTTAGCAGTAACACCAGTCCAGATGTTAGTTTCGTTTTTAGCAGCAACTTTAGCAGCAACATGAGCTACTAAGAAATCAGCGAAAGACTTTGGTAATACATCAAATGCTGAATAACCTTGTTGAGCTGATAACCAATCTGAGTGGAAATCTTTCTTGCAAAGTTGTAAGTTTACTTGGAACTCTTCTGGTTGTAAAACACGCTCAGTTAAAGTAACAGTTGAAGTAGCAGTAAAATCACAAGTAGCATCTTTTAAGATTGCATCAGTAGCAATTTTCTTAATTACCTCTTTGTACTTTACGTTTGGTTTGATCTCAATACCACCGTTGTCGATAGTTGGAGAAGATAATAATGCCGCTGCGATAATTTTATCTTTAAACTCGCCAGCGTAAGTTGTTGTGATTGACGTTGTAGTTGCCATTTCTTATTTAATTAATTTTAGTTGAATAATTTGTTGTAAACTGAATCCTGAATGTTTTTTGTGCGATTCTTTGAATAACGGAAACCTTCAGGCTTGATTGCTGATTCAGGATTAAAAGCGATTGGCTCAGCTCCTTCTTCTTCAGATGCTAACTGAACTTCTTCTTCTTTAACCTGAGCAGATAATTTCAATGCATCGTTTTCTGCTTTTAAAGCATCTAATTCAGCTTTCAATTCTGCTAATTGAGATTCGAAGAATGTTTCTTTTGAAACTGATTCAACGATTCTTTTAGGTTGTGGTGCAGATGCTTCTGCTTCCATTTCTGGAGCAACTACTTCTTCAGGTGCTTGCTCAGCTTCAGGTGCTACTTCTTCGGCTTTTGCACCTACTGAATCAATGATTCCTTCAACCTCAACAACTACCATTGAACCATCTTGCAATTCATACTCTCCAACTGGCATCGGCACGATTCCATCGGGAGTCACAATGCCAACTGAGTATTCAGGCTCAAATTCTTCTGCTTCAATGATAGTAATACCATCTGCCAAAGTCATTTGAGCAAGTTTAACCTCAAGCGACAAAAGTGCTTTGATTTGGTTTAATTTGTCTTTGTACTTCATTTTATTTGTTTGTTTAATTTACTAGCTTCCAGAACCTACTGTGCGAGGCTCGTTTGTGTTAATTACAACTGAAGATCCTTGACCAACTAAAGCACCAATGCCTTGATTAATTTCTTCTCCTTTGCAACACTCCTTTGAGTATGTGCCATTTTCACAAAGACAAGCCTCTTTATTGCTTGCTTGTGGACTTGTTTTTTTACTTGCCATCTTTTAAAATGTTTAGTATTTCGTTTATTAAATTTTCTGCTTCAATATCTTGAAGAGACATTTCTAACTTGTCTGCAAAATATCCTTCAATTGAAAATCCTTTGTACTTGCCTTCCTTAGCATCATTCCAAACTTTATCATCTTCAATTTTCATTGAGATCATCCAAGTGCCTTTTGGTAAAGAGAATCCGTAGTTTTTAGACTTATCCATTTCTGGGTTATCTATAATCCAAGATTCAACAACCGTTGCACCATCAAATTTAGTCTTGTGTTCTAAAGTAGCGTTTGACTGATTGCCATTTTGTAAGAATAACTCGCTTGCTTTCTTAACTGTGTTCTCAGAAAAGAAAACATAGAACTCATCTTTTCCGTGCTTGCGATAGATTTGCTTATTAGGAATTAAAGCAGCGCCCATTAAGATACGCTTTTCAGAATCTACCTCAGCTAAGTCCATTTTATATTCTTTTGCCAAAGCAATAAAGTTTTCTTCGATTGCTGGAGCATCTACTAAGCTAACGGCATCAATGCCATCCAAGTCCTTTTCAATTACTAATTCTACGATTCTCATATCGCATAAACGTTTAAAAATTACCCTTGTTTTATTTTCACTAACCTAAAGTTGCACTTTTAACAATATTTCTGTCAAGTGCTTGTTGTGTTGTTACATCTTTAGATACCACATAAGCTTTAATTGGAGATTGTGATTGTCTGCCAATTGTTTGTGCAATTTGATTTGCTCCTGAGTTTCCCACAACGTTAAATGAAGGGGCTTGAGGTGCAGAAGGAGCTGATGCAGATGCTCCACCTGATGAAGATGCAGAGCTTGATGCTAAAATTGCTTTTGCTCTTCCAGCCGCTGCCAAAACTGCCCCTATTTGTGATGCATAAAATATAGGGAATGCAAATGCAGCTCCAGGACCAGTTGCCGCAGCAGATTTTTGTGCAATATCTAATCCTTGAATAAATCCTTTTGCAGTTCCTACCGCAATATCTAACAATGCAAATGCTTTAGCCTCCGCGCTCCCTTGTTCAAACAAAGCACCTAATCCTTGAAGCACTCCTTGAATAGCATCAACAAATTGCATTTGTGCGGCAAGTCTTGCATCTAAAATCTTTTGCTCTTCTTCTGCTGCTTTTTTGTTTATCTCTTCTTGCTTTGCAGCTCTTTGAATTTCAAGTAAAGCATATAAATTATTTCTTTCGCCACCTGCCTTTGTTATGCGATCAATTTCTTCTTTTTGTCTTCTATACCAAAGGTTTAATTTTTGTTGTTCCGTTTCGGCTTGGGTATTTTCTGCTTCAAGAGTATATTGCTTTTCTAAATCTGCAATTTGTTTAAGGTAATTTTCATACTCGCCTTGAAATTCACGGAGCTTTAAGAGTTCTGCATCAACAATTTCATCTTTTTGTTTCTTCTCAGCTTTTCTATTTTCAACTCTTTCTTTAGAGTTTGCCTTTTCAGTTTTAGTTTGCTCTCTTGTTCCTTCGGCAAATCTTTTATTAGTTGCTTCAAAATCCTTGACCGCTGCTCCCCAGCTTCCAGTTAATTGATTGTAACCTTCTTTAATTGCATCAAAATCAAGAGTGAAAATACCTTTTAAGATATTTCCAGCTCCCATACCTACATTTTTAAGCAATGTAAATAAGGCAAACAATCCTGAATAAAATCCGCCAATACCTTTTGTGATAAATGGCAATGCTTTTAAAGCCAACTCAATAAACATATCAAGTAATGGCTCAAATACTTTCATTATTCCGCCAAGAATTTTCTCCAACCCAATAAACAAAGGTTGAAGTTTCTTCATTGCAGATTCTGATTCAGAGAATGCAGCAACTAATCCACCAACTGCGGCAACAATTAAACCAATACCTGTTGCTTTTAATGCTGAGCCAAATGATTGCGTTGCAACTTTAGCTTTGTTTAAAGCTCCGCCTAGCATTCCTACTGGACCACCTGCTGATTCTAAAGTATCTATCCAATCGCTAGAAACGTTTTTAGCAGACTTAATTTTGTCTTCTAAGTCATCTATCTGATTAAATAGATTTTTAAATTCTTCTGTACCTACGGCAGTATTTTTTAACTCTCTTTTTAGAGCTTTTAATTGAGCAATAGATCCTTCAATGTTGTTGTTTACATTAATATCTACTTCGATTGACTTTGCCATTTGTAATTACGTTTAATTTGATTCCATCCTTTTTTTATTGTCGTTGGTAGCTCGTGTTTACCTTTGGCAATTTCTATTGTTTCGCTCTGATTATAATGAGGCAAAACATTTAACATTTCTATTATCAATTTTATCATAATGCTCTAAAATCAGTTAAAAGATTAAGTTCTACTTCTCCAGTTGTCAAGTCAGTTGTGAACGCATTAATAACATATCTCTTATCACGAATAACCACTCTGTCATTCAATTTAAGCGATGATATTATACTTATTGGTAGGATTGCCTTAATGATAAAAGTTCGTGACTTGACAGAGTATATATTATTCAAATACGCTTCGTAATAATCATTAAATAATGTATTCTCTTCGGTATTTAGAGTATAAGATGAAATCTCTAATCCCCAGTTTAACGTGTGATTTACACTTGAAACTACCGTATCTTGCCCAAATATGTTTGCAGTTGTTTTGGCGGCAGTTGTTGATCCGTCATTAATATGATAAGTTGAAACCGTTTGAAGCGTTCCGTAATCATATAAAATTACAGGCTTTGGAATATATTGCTGATAATCAGTCTTTAGCGCATAACTAACCTGTAAATTAGTTCCTGTAAATTTGCTAAATAGCATATTTTCAAAAGGAAGATTTACGCTATATTCAGCTCCATCATTATCTAATGAATAGTTTAAGTTTCCGTAAGGGATAGGAGAGTTTTGCTTATAACCTACGTTTAAAAGAGCTTCACTATCTTCATAAGTAAAATTTAGCATCTTATAAGGAGTTACTCTTTCAATGTCAAAATTGTCAGATATAACATGCTCAGTTAAATCTCTTATTTCTCCATCATTATACCAATCTTCTAGCTGAGTAATTGTAAACACACCAGCCGTATCAGAATAGCAAGTAAGATTAAACATCTTTAAAACTCCTGCAAAGAAATCTTCTGTCTTTATTTCTGGCATATAATTAGCCAAATCTAAAAGCGTATTAGTTGTCTGTGTAGTGCTTTGAATTACTTCAATATCACGAATAACAGAAGTGCCATCTGAGATTGCAAAGTTTAGCTCTGAAGTAAATGATAGTGTACTTGCTGCGCTAATCTTAAATGTATAATCTCCAGAAGAACGAATCAATAATTCGAATTGCTGGCTAGTAGTTGAAGAAGTAAAGTTTAAAGCATAAACCTTAACTCCATTACGGTATACATAAAACACGGATGCAATTCCGTTAGCGGTACAAGTAATATCAAATGTTTGTGTCTCAATAAACGTTGAGCCTCCCTCATCTACATAAGTAAGCGTGTGAGTATCTAAATCAAACAACTCTAATGATCCAGTCGTTGAGTATTTAGTTTGAAATATAACCTCAAGAGCTTCTACCTTAATTTCAAAGTTATTTGCATTCTTACACCAAAGAAACGCATTTGTAAATCTTGCATCTGTCAAGAAATTACCTGTAAACGTAATGTTTAAGTTTTCAGCAATTACTTCAAATAATTTTGAAAGTCTAAGAGCAGGAAATAAATCAGTATGATAAATTGGATGAGAATTTTTAGAAATATCCCAATTATATATTGTGCTTCCGCTTGTATCATATTGCCATACACGATACGAACTTATCAAAGGCCATTTAACATCGCTTGATGTCGTTGTTGATACCTTAGACACAACATCTGCTCCTGAATAAGTAAAGTTTGCAGATGAGTAATCTAAATCTTTTAAATACTTGCCTGCAAAAGCATCTTTTAAAGAAATAAGAGAGCCAAAGAAAGTAATTTGATAATTTTCTATTTGTCCATTAACAACTGAAACTTTTTCTAGTTGAATCTTGCCTTTGCGAAATGGAATTGTGTCAAGTTCAATGTAAGCACTTTTTCTTGTTCTAGCATCAAATCCTGATTCAATAGCATTTTCATACCAATGTCTAAAAATCTTGTTGTTAGCATTAGAAGCTGGAACGGTAAAAGACTGAGAGAAATCAGTAAAGATTTTAGAGATGTCATTTACATCTTGAACAGATGAAGTGACACTTATCTTCTCATCATTGAATAACTCAACACGATTAGCTAAACCAGTAACATCATCATAAATATAAATTGCTACAATTACCATTAAATCACGTTGTTTATTAAGCTATAACCATATTGGAAATCAATCTCATAATTGATATTTCTATCTTTTAAAGAAGTCTTTAAATCAGTTGAAGTAGTTAATATCTCAACTGGCTTGCCATCTAAAAGAATAGTTTCAGAAAGCATCAAATCTTGAATCAATTCGGAATAGTTTTCATCAACCCATCCTGTGTTCAATTTAATGTTTTGTGTTCCGTTGATATTAAATGATTTTGTTTGTGCCTTACTTGTGTCGTAATTTACTGCACTAGGTAACATTCTGAAAGTTGTTCCTTGCGTTTGAATGCTATTGCTTTGAGCTTTAAAGAAAGTTAAAAATTGCCAACCACCATAACGATTAATAAACGCACATTGAACTGGAGTAAATTTAGGCTCGCAAATAGGAGTTACAACAAATGTTTTAGTCACATCTGTGTACTCTCCAGTTGGTCTCCATTGAATTGCCAATGTATTCCCTTTGTTGTATTTGATTAATGTCGTTCTAAATGGAATCTTTATAACTCCTTTGTCTCCTGTATCGTAAGTAACAGTAACCTCATTTCTTCCATGCTTATCTTTGTAAACTGCTCTAATCTCAGCAGGAGATGTTAAATCAGCATACACGTTCACATAAGGATATTCTGCCTCCGCAATTCCTTCTTCGTAAGTAATCTCAATGGCAGTATTTGCTAAAACAACAAACTCATCGTTTGCATCTGTTTTATTGTAGCCATCTGTGTAAAGCGTATAACCATTAACACCTGCGTGAGTAGTTGTATCTAATAACGTGTAAGAGCCAAGCGTTGCTTCTTTGTAGCGTTTGATTTTGATATTAACCCACATCAATTCAGTTGTATCATCTGGTGCTACGTTGTCAATATATTCACGAACGTAAGGAGAGATATTATAAACGTTTGCTCTTTGTGATGTGGAGGCGATAGATTTAGAGAATGTATAAGTTGCAGTTGATGGCTCAGATGTTCCATCGTTCCACAAAAACAATTCAATCTTAGATCCTAATTGGCTTGTTTCGTTTACCGTTACAAAATACGGACTCC